TGGGAAGAAGTGCCTGTTACAAAGCGTGGTCGTCCTAAGAAAAAAGGATAAGCTATGTCTAGTGATGTACAGTCAAAGCGTGTCACAGGAACAGGCTCACTAGCAGTTGGCCCTGCTCGCATACGGCAGATACATGTTCTGTCAGGATCGGGTACACCTCGATTAACCATTACAGATGGTAACGGCGGGGCTACAGTTTTAGATTTAGATCTAAAAGCTTCTGACGTTCATGCTGTAAACATCCCAGATGATGGGATTAGGGTTAGCGACATATTTGTTTCTGTTGCTACAGCCCTGACTGCCGTTACGGTATTCTATAACTAATGTTATGGCTGCTCGTAAAGGAACTATGAAGGGTCACACCATTAAGGGGGGGCATAAACGCCCCACCAAAAAAGGTGCAGGAATGACCGCTAAAGGGGTAGCTAAGTACCGAAGGGATAACCCCGGTTCTAAGCTCAAAACTGCTGTGACTGGTAAGGTTAAGAAGGGCAGTAAAGACGCAAAAAGGCGTAAGTCTTTCTGCGCTAGATCTGCAGGGCAGATGAAGAAGTTTCCAAAAGCAGCAAAAAATCCAAACAGCCGTCTAAGACAGGCTAGGAAGAGATGGAAGTGTTAAATGGCTACAAGACCAAAGAATAAAAAAATTGTTCCTGCAAAGAACATGTTACCAAGTCCATTGTTTACGACAGCAAAAGCAGTCGCAAATGCTTTAGATAGGCGTAAAGATAGAAAGTATCAGAAAAAATTAAGAAAAATGGGTATGTTTGATGAGGCAGGTGGAAGGGCAAATGTTCCACCTAAAGGTAAAAAATATAAACCAAAGCCAAAGCCAAAATCTGATACTGAGAAGCTTATGGACGAGTCTAGAAGAAAATATACACCTAGACCACCTGTGGGTGAACCACCTTCTAAAAATCAGGTTAAAAGAAAAAAATCACCACCTAAAAAAATGAAACCAATGAAAGTATACAAGACTGCTAAGGGTGGTAGAATAGATGGTATAGCAGTTAGGGGTAAAACTAAGGGTACAATTAGATGACTATTTCAAGGGCGAATATGGGCAAACAGATAAGGTCAGGTAAGATGAAAAAGAAAAAAGTTGTTAAGAAAAAAAGTGGCAGCAAAATTCTTGGTAGCATCAGTCCTTTGTATGGAATGATCTCAGGTGAAGGCGCTTTTGGCAAACTAGCAAGTGCAGGTTTTAGTCCTGCAGGTATGCTTGCAAAACAACAAAAGAAAAAGAAGCAAATGAGAACTCAAGAACCAGTTCCTGTTGCAAAGGGCGGTGGGCGCATGATGTCTACTGGTGATGACAAAAAAGACCTAGAGCTAATTCGCATGGGTAAAGGCGGTAGTCCTAAGAAAAAATCTAAAAGTCGTGTTAACGCTCAAATGATGGCTAAAGCTTATAAAAAAGCAGGTGGGGGCTACAGAGATTGAACGAGATAGAGAAAGATCTTAGAAGTTGGTCAGTTGAGGTTTTGGAAGTTCCAAATCAAGACCTCAAAGGTCTTTCTCCGTGTCCGTATGCCAAGAACGCTTGGGAAAAAGATAAAGTATTAGTTATACAAACAGACGATATATTTGCAGAAAGTTTAAGGCAATGCTCTGACATGCCTTTAACTGACAAAGAGCTTATTGTTGTTGCCTCTTATGACATACCAGAAATAGATAAATTTAATAAGTATGTTCAAAACCTTAACATACTTTTCGACACTCTGCATTGTATGGAGTTCCACCCGGACTATGGGGCAGAAGATGCAGATCTAGATTTTTTGTATGAAAATGATTGGGAAAGCTCATTAGATAAGCCTTACTGCATGATATTTATCCAAGACCTTGAACAAGTGGTTCGAGCAAGTGACAAGTTACAAACATTGGGTTACTATGATGTATATCCTGATGAGGAGTATGAAGAGCTAGTAGTTAACAGAAAAAGGAGACTTAACGATGGCTATGAAACCTAGAGCAATGAAAAAGAAGCCAATAGCTATGAAGCGTGGCGGAAAGAAAATGATGCGTGGCGGTATGGCTAAAAAGCCTATGGCTATGAAACGTGGTGGTAAGGCGAAGAAAAAGTAATGCCGCTAAAAAAATCACAAAGAAGCCTTAAGAACTGGACTAAGCAGAAATGGCGTACCAAAAGCGGTAAGCCATCTACGCAAGGTAAAAAGGCTACTGGTGAGAGATACCTGCCTTCTGCAGCCATAAAAGCTCTAAGTCCTGCCGAATATGCGGCTACCTCCCGGGCAAAGAGAAAAGGTAAGAAGGCAGGTAAGCAACATGTAAAACAACCAAAAAAGATAGCAAAAAAGACAAGAAGTTATAGATAAATGCCTCGTAATTATCGAAAAGAATATGATAACTACCACAAATCTTCTACTCAGAAGAAGAGAAGGGCATCTCGGAACACAGCACGAGCCAAGATGGTGAAGGCAGGTAAGGCGAAAAAAGGTGATGGAAAAGACGTTGATCACAAGAACGGCAATCCGCGTGACAACTCTAGAAAGAACCTAAAGATGAAAACAAAAGCTAGAAACAGGAGCTTTCCTAGAAACTCTAAGGCTAAGAAACGGTAGGATAAAATGGCAGTCGTTACACCAGATTTACCTGATATATTTGAAGAAGCGTATGAACGTGCGGGTTTAGAGTTAAACACAGGCTACGATCTTCGAACAGCGAGACGTAGCCTTAATATCATGTTGCTTGAGTGGCAAAACAGAGGGCTTAATCTTTTCACTATAGATGAGGGAACTTTAGCAATAGCTTCAGGTACACAAACCTATACTATGCCTGTAGATACTATTGATGTTATAGAGCATCATATAAGAACTGGCACAGGGACAAATCAAATAGATACTGCATTGCAGCGTATATCTGTTTCCACTTATGCGGCTCAATCTAACAAAAATACTACAGGAAAACCTAGTCAGATATATGTACAAAGGCTTGCTACAGAAACAAAAGTAACTCTCTGGCCTGTGCCTGATACTGCATATACTTTAGCATATTATAGACTAAAGGGCATAGATGGCTTGGCTACAGGTGTTGGAACAACAGCAGCAATACCCCCTAGATTTGTTCCATGTCTTGTTTCTGGTCTTGCTTATCAAATAGCTATGAAGAAACCAGAGGCAGCAGCTAGAGTTGTTCCTTTAAAGCAAGAATATGAATATCAGTTTGAGCTTGCAGCAGGTGAAGATGCTGAAACAGCATCGATTAAGTTTGTGCCATACAATACGTTTATATTAGGTGGTGGATGACAACTACTAGAGCTAAATATGCTTATGGTTTCTGTGACAGAACAGGCTTCAGATACCCGCTGAATGAGCTTGTTGATGAGTTTCAGAATGGCGTAAAGACTGGATTAAGAGTTGGCAGGGATGTCGCTGATGGTGACCACCCTCAAAACTTCCTTGGAAGAATGAGAATATTTGATCCTCAAAGTCTTGCACAAGCCAGACCAGATAGATCATTAGAAGAAAGCAGACAGCTATTTGGGTTCAATCCTGTTTGGAATTCTGCTCAGTTTATGACAGCATCTGTTGGTAGAGTTACCGTAAGCTTTGATGAAAGCCTAGCAAACGCCACAGGTGTATCCGCTACAGGTGCAGTTGGTGCAGCATCAGCTATTACATTTACCGCAAGTCCTGCCGCTCCATCCCGCATGTTAGGCAGCGTAGGCACTGTTACTATAACAGGCCAACTAACTACAGGCGTTCCTGTTACTGGTTCTACTGCTGTAGGAGGAGTCGGTGTTGCAACCCCATCAGTTAATGTAACACAGACTTTTGTAATCACAGTTGCTGCAGCGGGTTACGGTGGTGGTAACAAGTTTTACGTTGATGGTGCAGAAGCACCTACAGGTACACTCAACGAAGGAAGCACTTACCTGTTTGATCAATCAGATTCTAGTAATAGTGGTCACCCATTAAGACTTTCAACAACATCAGATGGGACTCACAACAGTGGAGTTGAGTATACAACAGGCGTTACAACTAGCGGAACCCCCGGAAATGCAGGTGCATATACTCAGATCGTGGTAGCTTCAGGCGCACCAACTCTGTACTATTATTGTACAAATCATAGTGGCATGGGAGGCCAAGCGAATACGCCTTAGTGGTAGATTTGAAAATTTAAACATGTTAAAATAAGTTCAATTGAACTTTTTTGGAGGTCAAAATGGCAACAAAAGGAAGAAACAAACCAAAAGTGCGTGGCACTAAGGATATGGTTGGTAAGGTAAAAAAGGTGGCTAAAAAAGCAGCTAAAGGAGCTTTAAGAACTATGGCTCCCTCAGTGTTAGCTAGTGCTGCCATTTCTGCAAGAAAAAAAGGAACTCCGAAAGTATCAAGCTCTGGTATATCTGAGTCCGTAAGGCCAAAGCCAAGACCAAAAGCTACCTCCTTAAGACCTAAAATAAGGCCGACAAAGAAATCAGCAGGAGGCGGAAGCCTTAAAGCAGTTCCTGAAGGTAACAAAGGGTTGAAGAAGTTGCCTACGGCTGTTCGTAACAAAATGGGTTACATGCAAAAAGGTGGTTCTTGCCGTGGCATGGGTAAGGCTACAAGAGGCGGCAGCTACGGCAGAATGGGATAAGTTCAAATGAACTATACAGAGTTATCACAGGCAATACAGGACTACACGGAGAACACAGAAACTTCTTTTGTGGGAAATATTCCTACGTTTGTTCGTCAGGCAGAAGAGAAGATACTTCGTCAGGTTCTTATTCCAGAGCTTAGAAAAGCTGCTACTGGTAGTACAGTTGCTAACTCTCAATATTTGGCTAGGCCGACAGACATGATTGCTGTGTATTCTATCGCCATACAGGATGGCAGTGGTAACTATAGCTATCTCTTAAACAAGAATGTTACCTTTGCGAAAGAGGCGTTCCCTGCAGGAGATACGGGTCTACCTAAGTACTACGCTCAGTTTGTTGGCGGCACAACAACTACACCGGGCTACTTTATACTAGCACCGACTCCAGATGCTGCGTATTTAGCTCAAATAAATTACTATTATGATCCACCATCTATTGTAACTGCAGGTACAACATGGTTGGGTGACAACGCCGAAACAGCTTTGCTGTATGGGGCATTATTAGAAGCGTACTCTTACATG